TGCTCTAGCATTTTTAGCAGAATACTGACAGTTGTAGTGACATCGTATAGAGCTTGATGTGGGTATCTATCCTGCACACATGGATCAATTTTTAGCCAATAACGTAGAACTTGATTAGAGTAGCCGGGGGCATGGGGCCAGATGTGTTTTGCGGCTCTAAAAGTACAGATCCATGGTGCAGTAATTTCTGGAATAAATTTTGAATCAAATGCAGAATTATGAGCAACTATGAATGTATCTGATCTTATGTGATTGATTAGATTTGTAATTGCTTCGTGTCTAAAAATAGCTCCCTTTTCCTTAGTAAGCATATCAGAACGGATATGGTGAAGAGCTTGAGCATGTGGAGAAATAGGGCCATCATATATGATATAATTTTCGGCCGTAGAAATCTGTTCCCATAACTGACCATTGTGTTCTAATTTGATCCAAGCCAATTCTAGTAGATTAGCTCCTTTGTCTGGATCTAAATCAGATGTTTCAGTATCTAAAACTATTAGATTCATAAGATAAAAGGAGACCCCGCCGAAGCGGGGTCTAAAGTAGTCCTGGTATCTTAGGCAGAAGCCTGAGCCGGAGTTGCAGGAGCGGGTGCAGCCACGGGGACAGGAACCACCGTGGGACCAATGTGGATGAACTTGTGGTCTTCGTCCCAACGCATATCAGCAAAAGTCTGGCCTTCTGTGCGCTGGAAATCTGCAGTAATCTTTTCGACATACTGCTTAACCGTCATGCCGGTGTGATACCGCTTGAAACGATCTGCTGCTCCACGCGCCTTCGCATTCTCCTTGAACACGGTGATAACGTGTTCATCAGGATACTTGGGAAGACGAGGACGTGCAACGGCCCCTTCCTTCTTGGGCTTTGGAGTCTTGGGAGCTGCGGGCTCCTTTTTCACTGCTGCTGGTTTCGCACCAGCGGGAACAGGGGTAGGAACAACTGGTGTAGACATAGAATTTTCTCCCTTCTGTTGAATATTTTACATAACACGGCAAATGAAAGAAGGCAACCCATGAAAGAAAATTATTTTTTCAACTGACCCCAATTTGGTCCAATCTTAATATCTGTTAACATGGGCAGAGTAATAACAGGACAACAATCCTCCATTATCTTAGCACAAGCTCTTGCTTCATCATTATTCTTAATGCTAAAGCATAGTTCATCATGGACTTGTAATATGGGTTGGAATCCAGCTTTATAGATTTCTACCATTGCTTTCTTTGTCTGTCGAGCTGCACTCCCTTGGATCATTCTGTTAAATGCTTTATGAGTATAGGCTCTTTTCATCTTTTCCCCATACCAAGGATGCTTAGGATCATCCTTACGACGGTTTACTTCTTCTTCAGAACATGGCAGTGTGTCTATGTTTCTGTTCGCATGTTTAAATTCCCATTCTCTAGCAAAATCACGATACATTGGTTCCCAAAGATTAAAGTGGTTTCGTGCTCCATCTATCAGTTTAATGTACCCGTTTTTAGCTGCATATCTAGCGTAATGACTAGATGCTTCACGGACAAACGGCAATTCTTCATCATATTGGTCTATAGTTTTCTTGGCTTCTTCCTCACTCATACCAGTCATTAAGGCAAACTTCGCCACTCCAGCTCCATAACTCTTTGCAAAATTTACGTCCTTAGCGCGTCTGCGCGGTATCTTAGTTATGTTCATAACATAGTTATGGAAATCTGTTTTAGGATCATTTCTATACATATCAGCAGCACGTTTTGCTCCACGTGCTCGTAGTAGCTCTGCTACGAATACAATGAGCCTATATTCTTGTTGTTGATAATCGATGCTGCACCACAGTTCACCGTCTTCTGGTAAAAAGCATGAACGAATAAGAGGCGCGGTTTCATCATCCCGGCTGGGCATTTGTTGGAGTGGTGGATCACTGTAGCTGAATCTATGACTACGTGCACCTCCACCTTCACTTCGAAATTGGTTAACTGTAGGAAATACTCTACTCTTATGAGCATAATCTAAGATAAATTTTTCCAAGAACCTATCAGCCAAATCTGTTAAGCTTTTGATCTTATGCACTGTACGGGGGAACCAATGTTGGTGATTTGCCATGAACCCTTTTTCAAAGCTTGCCTGACCTTCCGAGTAGTTTTCAGTTGGTGAAGTTTTAGGATAGACTAAGTCCCGTTTATCAAATTGATGTTTTAACCAATGATTAGATCTTATATCTTTTATTGTGACTCTTTCTCCTGTTGAACTGCTAAGATCATACAGCATGTTATCACGCTGTTCTTTAATTCTGCCTGACACTCCTTCTGCTTTGCGTTTATCTACTCGTATTCCTCTTTGTTTCATTTTTAGAGTTATTGGCATCAAGTCTCGTTCAGTTTGATATGCAGCATCCAAATTCTCTTCTGTAAGTAATGGACGCATAACATGAGCAAGTTGCAGTGTACTCATAGCATCTTGTTCTGCGTAAGGACCAACATATTCAGCCGGGTATTCGTACATAAACGATTTGACTTCATTCTCTTTTACTCTATAAGAACCTGCGTATTCTTTCAATAATCGTTCATCTTTGCCAGGAAGTCCTTTCCACTTACAAAGATTGTCTAGTGAAAATGAAGGAAGATTTTCATTTATCATAGATGACATTGCTTGAACATCATCTATCAAGGCTGGTGGTGGAACGTCGAATATGGCTTGAAGCCATCCCCAGTCATACTGAAAGTTATGGAATATAAAACGGGTGTGATTTTGTGCTGCTAAAGACTTGAGCCATTGTTGTACTAGACTGCGATCAAAATAAGCTTTGTGGTGATGCCATAGTGGAATATAGATTGCCTTGTCTCTCCATGCACATGATATACCACAGACATATCCTGTACGAGAATTATTCTTATCGCATTTGAAAAACCCAGGTCCTTTATTTTCCTTTAAGCCAGGATCAAATGTTTCAGTATCAATTGCGATTTCTGTTTCTTGGGAGAGATCTGGCAGCTCAACCGGCAGTTTCCAACTGCTTTCTAAGTGCTGATAAGGCAGAAGGAACTGGTCAAAAACTGGCTGTTTGCGCGCTACCATGGGCTGCCTATGGGAGGCTGTACACAGCCAAATAGAGTCATGCGTAAGCCGCTTAACATATAGCCAGCTATGGCCGTACCCGCCCCCTTATTCCTGTGCATGATGGCCTCCATCTTCAGGGGTTCCTGGATAATTTGGTTCTGGTCTTATCAAGCTATTTCTCCTAAGTTCTTCCCCTTCTATCATATCCAGAAGTGTAAGTCTAGCAGTTTCAAGATCAATTCGTGTTTCGTAAGTACAGAGCATGAAAATATATTCTTCTTCTAAAATCGATAGATTGTTTATGTGTGCGAACCGATTTACTTCTACCTTAATTTCTAATCGTCCAAGCACACGGTTAACATTATAGAACGTAACCTCTATCAACTTGTCCAAGTAATGTAGAGCCTTCTCTAAGTCTTGCATACCACCCTTCTTACGCCATCTGGAAATGTATTTGGTCGTAGTTCCTTCCAAATAACCAAGTGGAATAGCTACAGCGAGATCCCAATGCTCATATCCGGATTTATAGTGTTTTCCTCCCACCTGTTTTTCATTAGCAGACATATATAGAACTCCCTCTTTTGCTGAGCCAGTCATTAACATGATCTGACATACATGATTCCTTCGCTAAACGCTGTGCTTCATACATTGTATCATGTATTATTGGGAACGCATATTTGTTTCCCATATTCAACTCGTGTTCTCCTGTCTCATGCATTTCTAGAAGATCGCATATTTTGACTTGTATTCGTTCTTCTTCTGTTAGTTTTGGCAACTTAAGATCAAGATGCTTTAGGCCGATGGATTCTGCTTTATCCATTGCCTGTTTAAGTCCCGGGACCAACTTCTTAACACCAAATGGAATATCACCAGCATATTGTTCTCCACTATCGTGGTGCAAGCAATAATAGAGCACCTCCGCACGAGGGAGTCCAAATATTTCTACAAATATACAAGCGACGCGCCAGCAATGATGTCCGACTGTTTGTTCTTTCAACATAGGCCAAGTCGAATACCGTTTGACACATCCAACTAGATATCGAGATCTGTGTATGTCATTGCGATTTATCATGTGTTTTCCTTTTTATCCATTCTGTTCCAGCTTTCTGCCAATCTTCTGCAATAACCTCTTTCATTACTAAAAGAGCCGCAGCAATATTCTTTTTCTTATATAGATAATGTGCTTGGGCCATTGGAAGAACTACTCTACCTAAGAAGGGATCAGAAATATTCCCGCTGTAAACTTCTTCACCAGCATGAAGTCTTTCTAACCATCCCATAGTTTCGTATAACTCATCATCAAATGTTTTAGGATATGTAATCAAAGGTTGTGTTTTTTCATAGTCCCAAACACTTTTCAAAGTCACATACAGACTTTCATGTGGTCGAATGCGCTTCTGCAACATTTCTACGTGATCTATATAAAGATGTAGATTAGTTGAGATTTGCCAATATCTTCCTATATTTATTCCGAGCATACCAGCTACATATTCTTGTAGAATTGGAAAATGAACAGCATTTGCACCGCAGCATCCCCAGATTAAATCATTAGATCGATTAAACACAGTCATATGCAATGCATCGTTTTGAATTCGGAATGTAACAACAAGATTACATGGTTTCGCTGTTTCTGTAAAAAGATCTTCCCTACCAGCTCCCCACATTTGGAGCACTGCTTGCCGGGTATTGGGAGTCCTCCGTAATTGTTGAATAATCTCACTTAGTTGGTCACGAGTTAGTCCATTTCTCCACCGATAACCATATGCGTCCATGATCTTACCATAAGTCCCAAATTGTTTGCTGAAATCCTTAATATAGAAATCAAGAAACTCCCCATCTTCCCTTCCGGCAAGCATCCACACAGCTTCCATTAAATGGAAGAAGGGATTGGCATCTCTTACATGGTTGACTAAGACATGTTGCTTTGGATATTCATAACGAATTGTGACTGGGGTCTGACAAACCCAAGCATCACCATTTCTGGTCTTTTCTTTTTCTCCCGTATGTAGAATATATCGTAATGCTTTGGGAAGGGCGTCTCGAACATTAGCTGCGTGGATCACGTACATTTTCTTCCCCCTTTTCGGTTACGATTTTTGCTCCACTAAGTTTTATATCACGCGGTGTACCCCAGTCTATGGGATCATATGTAGTTTCCAATGCGTACTTGGTACAATCCATCAGATCAATGGCATGGCTGATAAATGGTTCTCGCTGGCTTTTCACTACATTTTCCAAAGCAAATCTGAATTTTTTCATTGCCTTTTTTGAAACAAAATATGCTCCACGAACAGCATAAGGTGAAATACGCTGCTTTTCTCGGATACTAGTGAAATTATTTAAGCTATCTACATAAGAAAAAGCTGGATTAGCACTGGAGTTCACCAATACTCCAATATCAGTAGTATTAGTGAGTACACGAAGATCATTTGTGAAATTTAATATATCACTATCTAATATTAAACAAGAATCTGGTTCTACTTCATTAATGACTTGCATAGCGGTATCTGCTGGACCTTTGGTATCTGAAACACTAAAATGAATATCTTCTGGATCATTTGTAATTCCCGGTGGAATTGCGATTGTTTTTAAACTAAACTCGACTGGAATTGTAAAAAATACATGATATACCATCCATGCTATTCTCCCGCGCCATTCTATATTTAAACATGGCTTAGGAATCGTATATCCTTCTTCCTGAAACCGTTTACTTTTACCAGCAGCTAGAATGATTACATGCATTTTTCTAGCTCCATTGCCATCTGTGCTGCCCACTTCCCAGCGTTGGGAGTGCTGTTTCTAAGGGCGATCCGCTTAAGAGCCACCATTGCCCAGAATGTTGCTCTCCTTGCAGTGTCGTACTTGAGCATATAGTTTGGCCATCTATATGATATACTTTCAGCATCACGTAATACCACTTCCCACCCAAGAAAAGACTGTAACATTTTACCATGATCTATTGCCCTGATACTTGGCCGTACCAACCGGTGAGGTGGGATTGGGTCACTAATTCGAAGGGATTTACTAATAGGCTCGTCTTCCTGAATCTTACGAAAGGTATTATCTAATGTTGGATCTCCATGAATAAGACAAGGTGTATCAAGTGCCCAATCAGGGACTTTTACATTGATAGACTTTTCTAATTCATCTCTCCAAGATTCATCTCCTATTTGTTTGGCATAAGGCACATCTTCTAGTGTTCTATTCCATACAAATTGTTCTAAAAATTCTTCTTGCAGAATAATATTGCGTACATGAGACCAAGTTGGTGAAAGATATTCCA